CTAGGTTTTGTCCACCTGCAGAGTAGTTAGTACCTGATGCTTCGTCAGAGTTACCTGTAACGTCTGAGTAATTAGTGGTTGCTGCACCGTATGTACCAGACTCACCACTTTTAATTAATGCAAGTTTTAAAGTATGGGTATCCAGATCATGAGTACCCCCTAGAAGTTCTGATTTAAAACTTGTACACATAGCTGTTGTAATGCCCATGTTTGAATCCCTTTGTTTAAAAGTCTACGCAGTAATCCATCTTAGTTATTTCTAGTACTGCATCTTTATCTTGCCAAGTTGGAACATAAACACATTCTATTTGTGTATATCCATTTTCTTTAGCATAATTAAATCTGTTGTTTCCTATAGCACAACGATACTTTAAAGTATTTTCCATAGATTTATTTTGATCTTGTCTATGGGGTTGTTCTTTCCAGTACGTCATAAAAGTATCTTGTGTCCAAACTATAGGAGGCCAAAGCATACCTTTATTATCTAATGACTTTTTTATAGCAGCTAAAAAATTTCTATCTAGTAAAGCTGCTTCATCCATCTGCCAGTATACTTCTTCTAGATAGAAGATCCTAACATCCCAACTAAACAATTTATTTTTAGATTTTAATATCATTTAGATGTGCTAAAGGGGCCACCCTAAAGCAGCCCCTAAAGTTATTTTTATGCGAGTAGATCTCGGTCTACTTCACTAGCAGATTTGGATTGTGTTACATCATCCATCATTACGCATACAGCGTATACACGAATAATACCACCAGTTATAGTTCCACCTGACGCATGAATTTCTACGTCAATAGTGTCTGCTGATGCAGTAAACACTGGTAAGTTAGAACATACACCTGAAGATGTAATAGCAGGAGTGTGATCTCCTACTGATGCACCGTCTAGATCAAATGCCGTAGCAAAAATGTCTACGTCTGTTCCTGTTATACCTACGTGGATCGAAGAGTCTGTAGTAGTACCTGCCATTGCAGTTACAACTTCAAAACCTGCGTGTAGGATTAACGTGTTGGCAGGAACAGCAATAGCCTCAATGATATCATTGGCTGCTAGTGCAGTACCACCGTTTTCTAATATAGCATCTGCAAGATCTATATCGTTTTGTATAGTAACTAAGCTGCCACGAAGCTGCTTGTTGCCAGTACCGCCATTGTTGGAAGTAGAGGCTGAGTTCGTGCTCATAGAAATAGTAGCCATAATTCAATCCTCCCCTTACGCTGCGTTATATTTAGCAGTCACGATTGCTTCAGGACGAAGAATCTTTCTGCCATATAAGTGCATACCACGAACAATGTCAGCAAAGCTGTCAGGGTCACGGTAAGTTTCAGTTTTACTGATCTGCTCTGCAGTAGCTACTGCTGAGTCATGACCAGCTACGATAACACCGTAGTTGGCGTTTTGGTTTGCAGAACCAGTTGTGCTTGATCCTGTACCAACTGAAGGTAGGTTGCTAGATGAGTAAACACGGAAACCGTGAAAGTTACTCACAGCAAGACCGTTACGTAGTCCACCTGATTCACCGAAATCAGCATTGAAGAAACGAGAGTCTTCATCTGCAAGAAGTTCCATGAATACTGGATCGACCACTAGCCAACGTCCAGCTTTATCAACTTGTTGTTGATCAAGTAAACGTGCCATTCTAGCTACAACCATTGCTGGTGAAGCTGTTGCAGTTGGTAGAGCAGTTGCTCCAGGTAGACGTGCTGCTAATGGGATCGAGTGATCACCAGCAGAAGTTGTTGTAATGTTGCCGAATGAATCCTTACGGAGTTTCATTGATGTCAACAACTCATCTGTACCTGCAGTTGAAACAGCTTTAGTACCATTTGTTTGGTCATTAGCTGTATCGGCTGAAGCGTGTAAAGCAGACTGTTTGAAACCTGATAGGTAACCAAGAACTTCTTGGTCATGCTGATCAGCTAAACGGTAAGCTGCACGATTGGTTGCAAGATCCATAAAGTTGACGTGTGAGTGTGCTTCCTCGATGTCATCAATTTTAAAAGCATAGTAGTTTGCTTTATCGACAACTAGAGAGAAGTCCTCATCGTCTAGGTCTTGTGCATTAACCTGAGTTCCACGAGCATATGCGCTCACAGAAATTTCAGGCTCTTTGATGATTTTCACAGTATCGCCTTGAGCAGCAATCTCTCCGAAGTAATCAGAGTTCGTGATATCACCAACAACGGTAGACTTGCGGAAAGCAAGCTGTACCTTTTTAGAATAGATTATGGAACTAAAGTTACCATTAGGTAAGTTACCATAACCCGATGCTGATGTAAAAGCCATGTTAAATCCTCCATGATATTTGGCTTCGGGTTCAAAGCTAAACACATGTAAGAGGCTGATCGTTTTCTAGGGTGCATATAATATCTAGTTGGCCTACCAGATATCAATGGGCCTATACTTGAACAGGTAGTTCTTAGTAGTTTAGACTTAGTATTTATATTTGGAAAAATGTTATAGTAATAAGAGGTAGTCTATGCAGAGGCTCTTAAACTATACGTACTTAGTTATATGTACTTGAAAGTATTTGTCAACACTTATCGAGCACCACCAGTAAGATCATATACGAATTTACCATCTCGCATAGCCTTACTAATCTCTTCTTCACGCTCTTCGAACTCTTTAGCAGACATCTTCTCAATGTCAGATTCTTTTAGAGTTGCTCCACCTTCAGTAGGATCTACTTTAGTTCTAGAACCTTTACTTATAGATTTAGCAGCGTCTTTTGTTTTAGCTTTCTTTGCTTGGACTGTTTCACCAGTATCTATCTTATAGAGATCTATAACTCTAATAACAGAAGCTGGGTCATCCATGTTTTCATAGAGAGCATCTTTTACCCATCTAGGTTGTTGCTCTGCCCATTGGTGAAACTCATCTGATTGTCTTAATGTGTCAAAGGTAGGATGAGCTTCTCTAATTTTAGCCTCAGCAGTCTTACGTTCTGTTTCATACTGTAGCTCATCTAACCTTGAAAGACGATCTTCAGCTTTGTCGAACATCTCCTGAGCTTTCTTAGCTGCTATAGTTTCTACTATACCTGCTACGTCTGGATATTCTTTTGCCCACTTATCTATGTCTTCATCTGACTTAGGTGGTACAATAGCTTCCTTTTTTATTCTAGCTTCAAAAGAATTAAACTTTTCTTCCCAGTCTTTTTCTTTTTGTTGAAGATGCCGTCTTAAATCACCATATCTTTTCTTAAAAGATTTTTCTTCAGCGTCTAGCTCTGAGTCATCTTCTTGTGCTTCAACCTCAGGGTTGGCTTCTTCTTGTTTGGTATTATCCTCGGCCTGTACTTCGGTTGTCTCAGATCCTTTGCCATCGGGTTCATTCTCTTTAACTTCTTCGCCACGAGCCTCTGCCTCTAGTTTAGCAATTTCTTCTTCTTCTTTTTTCATACGGTCTTGTTTACGTGCATAGTTAGTTCCACGTTGTACAAAACCAGCATTCTTCGGTGTTTCTACTGCTTCTAATTCAGGCATATGTTTTCTCCTTATGTTGGGGTCAGCCGTAGCTGAGTAGCCTTATAGTTATTTGGATTGATTAGGTATTACTGTGTACCTAAAAGAGTTTTCATTTGATTACCTACTGGTTTATTATCTCTTTTAATACGGTCTTTAAATTCTTCTTCGGTTAGTAACGCACCCCCTTCAAAAGGTCTAGCAGGAGCACGTTTAGGCATATCACTAGCATCCATACCAGTGCTAAGTTGAGGTCTGTTTAGTATTTCTGCAAAAAGTTTTTCTAAAACACTTCCTGCAGGTGTACCTGCAGTTTCGTCTATAGTTCTTTTCTCTTCTTCAGTTAAAGAGTTATATCTGTCTTCAACTATTTTAGAGTACCCTCTTAAAAATTCTAGTAAGTTATTTTCATTTTCCATTATTTTTCTTTCCCATTAAACCACCTTTATCAAATCCACCAACGTAACCACTGCTAGTCTTTCTAAAAGTTCCTACTGACTTTTTCTTAGGCTTTGGTTTTGACTTTGGTTTTGGTGGTGCTCTACTAATACTTTGATCTCTATCATCTCTTCGTTCAGCATAGGGATCTCTACTAGGTTTTGTATAAGTTGGAGCAGGTGGTGACACTGGTTTAGGTGGTGTTACCTTCTTCTTATCATCTCCTCTAGTAGTAACTCTAGTTTCTGTAGGAGTTGATACAGTAGGTTTCTTAATAAGTTCTACAGGTTTGAAGAAGCCTTTCTTAACGGCTCTACCTTCATTAATAGCTGTTTGAACACTACCACTATACTTTTTAGCTTGATCCATAGATGATTGATTAAGACCAAGAGATCTACCCAAAACTGGATCATAACCACTCTTAGCAAATTCATCTTGTTTATTACGGTGCCTATTTACCATAGCAAAGTGATTAGCTATCTGCCAAGTTCCGTTATCAACTGCCTGATCAAATGATTTTTGTTCTGCTGCAGATAGTGTATTAGTATTGTAACCACCAGAGAGTTTCTTATTAGAAAGTACATCGTACTTACCTTTTACTTCTCTTCTCTGTGTTATCTCAGGTTTAGCCTCCCCAAGATTAGCAGGTCTTGCTCTAGGTCTTAGTGAAGTACCTTGAGTAGGATCTGTCTTCTTAAATTGAGATAAATACTCTGCTACATTAGCTTTACCTTTATCACTTAGTTTATCCTCATAGATAACCATCTCGTCTGGTGCATTTACACTAAATGCAGACTCAAGTGCTTTACCAAATCGTTGATCACCAGATGCAACATACTCATCTAAAGCTCCAACTATTCCCGGAGCAGACTTTACAAACTTGTCTATCTCAGTCTGAATAGCTGCAGCTTCACTTTCCATACCTAAGAACTCAGCCATTTGTTTATTAGCCTGTGCTTTAGATACTGCTGTAAGATTATCTACAGCTTGAAAACCACCAAGACCTATTCCAGCAATAGGACTAATAGCCCCAGCTAGTATACCTGCTCCCTTAGGTACATCTGTAGTTCCTTCTAGTATTTTCTTAGCTTGACCTACAGGGTCTTGTACATTTACACCACTCTCTTCATATAGTTGATAAGCTCCTTCAGGTGTACTTGCATCAGGTTTCTTTTTAGCTGAAGCTTTGTATACTTCTACACTTTCATTAGGATCTTCTGAACCAGATGAACCCTCAGTAGTTACTTTCTGTTGAGTACCTTCACCAACACCAACTTCTACTTCACCTGTTTCACCCATACCTATCTTAGTTCTATTTTCTGGTGTGTCTTCCATAAACTCGTTGAAGTCGGCTGGAACAGAACTAATAGGTTTACCATTTAACATTAGAACAGAGATACGTCTACCATCTTTGTGGATGTAGAATACTGTTTTCATTCCACCCCCAGATACACCAGAAGCTCCTTGAGTTTCGCCTACACCTATATCTTCTTGACTAATAGATGTAACTTGATCACCCTGTTGTCGATCTAGACCGTAGATGTTTGTTGATGTAGGATCAATGTCCTGTAGGAATTGTTGCTGTTGAGGTGGTTGAGTTTGTACTGGCTGCGCTCCGATAGGATTACCAAAAGCATCTGTCATACCACCTTCATCAAATCCTACAGGTTTATTAAATTGTGTAGGCTGTGGTTTAGGTGGCATCATCTGTTGACCCATCATCATAGGTTGAGGTGGTTGTGGTTGCATTTGGTTCATACCACCTTCAGCCATACCCATGACTTCACCAAGTAGTGTCATCTCATCTTCTGTAAGCTCACCTTCTTCAGGTACAGGTTGTCCACCTATACGTCCTTCTTCTTCCATCATAGCCATTTCTACTTTGGCATTTGCTCTTAGATCTTCAAAGAACTTTAGACCGTAGAACTTAAGAACATCTGCAGGAACTACGTATTCACCTTCAGATAACATAGT